CTTGAGCTTGAGACCAAAGAGGAGCAGTTGGTCGAGGCTAGCCGCGTTGAGCGTGAAGCGTATACGGTGGCCCGTAGTGTCCGCGATGCGTTGAACACAATCCCAGACCGGGTATCCAACCAATTGGCTGCCGAGAGTGATCCGTTAATTATCCACAAAAATCTCAGTGAAGAGATCCGCAAAGCACTGGAGAGGTTGACCGATGCGTGATGGCGCTCAGATCTACAAGCAGGCATTCTTGAACGGTTTGAAGCCTGACCCAGACCTAACGGTCAGTGAATGGTCGGACTTGTACAGGATGCTGTCCAACAAGGCATCAGCAGAGCCTGGGCCGTGGCGCACGGATCGCACGCCCTACTTGCGGGAAATCATGGACTGCATGTCCGCCAATAACACCACACAGAAGGTGGTATTCATGGCTGGTGCGCAGTTGGGCAAGACCGAAGCAATCAACAACGTGGTGGGATACATGATTGCGCACGCACCTGGCCCGGCGTTATTTGTGCAACCCACGATCGAGATGGCCAAGCGCCTGAGCAAACAGCGGTTGGACTCATTGATTCATGAAACGCCATGCCTTGCGGATAAGATCGCGCCAGCCAGGAGTCGAGACAGTGGAAACACAATGTTTAGCAAGGAGTTCCCAGGGGGGATCCTGCTTCTTACTGGTGCAAACAGCGCTACTGGTCTTCGCTCTGCTCCTTGTCGGTGGGTTCTACTGGATGAAGTGGATGCTTTCCCATCTGATGTTGAAGGTGAGGGAGATCCTTGTGCATTGGCTGAACGTCGTGCATCCACTTTCAGTCGGCGAAAAATCATCCTGACTTCAACGCCAACTGTCAAAGATATGTCTCGTATTGAGACTGAGTATTTGGCTAGTGATCAACGGCGTTTTTATGTGCCGTGCCCACATTGTGATCACAAGCAATGGTTGCAATGGAAAAATTTGCAATGGCGTGACGGCGATCCAAAGACCACGGCTTATGTGTGTGAAAGCTGTGGTGCCCACATTCCAGAGCATTTCAAATCGGAAATGCTACGCAAGGGTGAATGGCGGGCAACTTCGACGAGTGAAGACCCACGTACCGTTGGGTTTCACTTGTCCTCGTTGTATTCGCCGCTTGGTTGGAAAAGTTGGGAGGAAATCGTCATCGAGTTTTTGCGCAGCAAGAATGATGCGCCGTTGCTCAAGACTTTTGTCAACACCGTTTTGGGTGAGACGTGGGAAGAAGAAGTTGGAGCAAAACTTGGTGCCGAGGGCTTGGCTGAGCGTGCCGAATTTTATCCCGCCAGTGAAATCCCACGGGATGCGTCGATCGTCACGGCTGGTGTCGATGTGCAAGACAACCGCGTTGCTGTTGGAATTTACGCATGGGGTGCTGGTGAGGAGTGCTGGTTGATCAGCCATGGAGAGGTTTATGGCGATCCAGCAAGTGGCAAGTTGTGGGAGCAAGTTGATGACCTCGTACTAAGGGACTATCCAAGGGAAGGCGGTGGAACTGTTCCGGTTTCGGCTGTTGGCATTGACTCTGGTGGTCACTTCACCTCAGAGGTCTATGCCTATGCCCGCAGCCGACGCGGAGAGGGTGTATTTGCTTTGAAGGGGCAGTCGGTCCGTAACAAACCGCCTATTGGGAAGCCTTCCAAGGTGGATATTAACTACAAGGGGAAAGTGCTTAAGAATTCAGCGGAGGTATATCCAGTCGGTAGTGACACGATCAAGACCACGCTGTTTGGTCGTATGAAGCACAACGAACCAGGACCGGGCTACATCCATTTCCATGCTGAGGCTGGGTTGGAGTATTTCAAGCAATTGACAGCAGAACGGCAGGTGGTGCGGTACGTAAAGGGATTTGCCATTCGCGAATGGAAGAAGAAAGCTGGTGATCGCAACGAAGCTCTGGATTGTTTTGTGTATTCGTTTGCGGCGTTGAATTATTTGTATATGCGATTTAACCGGACCACGATATTTGAACAATTTGCGCGTAAGCTGGATGCTGAGCCTGTCAAGGTTAAAAAGACAGAGCCAATGCCGATAGAATCCACCTATCGGCCACAACGGCAACGCAGGGCCCGCACCTCTTCATCATTCGTAACAAACTGGTGACTATCCTTGTTCCAGAGCTGATTTACGCCGGGGATACGGTTGTTTTTGACGTGCCTGAGTTCACGGATGCAATTGGCACGACTATTTCCAGTGGCACTTACACGTTGAAGTGGTACGCCAGAACCAATACAGCATCTGAAGGCACCACCATTACTGCCGCGGCCGAAAGCACTGGTTGGCGGGTTACGGTCTCAGCTTCCACAACGTTGGCCTTTGATGCTGGATTGTGGACGTGGCAAGCAATTGCGTCCTACTCCACTCTTCAGTACACAGCTGGCCGCGGCCAGTTCACCGTCAAGGCAAGCGCCGCTTATACCGGTACTCCAGGGGCATTTGACGATCGATCTCGCGCTGAGATCGATCTTGGCTTTGTGGAGGCCGCCATTCGCACCTTGGCGCAGGGTGGTGCGGTCCAAGAATATACAATCGGTAACCGCAACCTCAAGCGTTACAAGATGCCTGAGCTATTGCAATTACGTGATGTGCTTAAGGCAGAAGTTGACAGGGAGCGAAGAGCTGAAAAGATTAGGCAGGGACTTGGCAACCCTGGAGTCACTCGCGTGAGGTTTACCTAATGGCTTTCTTTGGTTTTGGTCGCGTTTCTAGCGTCAAAAAAGATTTACGTAAGGCACAAGAGCGCAATGCAAATTTGAAACGTGCATATGCAGCTGTTGCCAGCAATCGACTTACATCTGATTGGATCAGTCTTGGCACAAGTGCTGACAGTGAAATCAAAAATAGCCTCAGGCTGCTTCGAAATCGTGCTCGCCAGTTGGTTCGTGATTCTGACTTTGCCAAGGCAGCATTGAGAGCTGTTCGCAACAACGTGGTTGGTACTGGCATTAAGCATCAAGCGCAGGTTCAATTGCTGCGTGGTGGAAAGCTTGACGATCGGATCAATCGGTTGATTGAAAAGCAATGGGACGAATGGACCTGCGCTGATACCTGCCATGTTGCTGGTCAACTGAGCTGGCAGGATATACAACGGCTATCTATCACATCAATGATTGAATCAGGCGAAGTTTTTATTCGTCTGGTCAATCAAGCTTTTGGTGACAGCAAGGTTCCGCTTGGTCTTGAGGTCCTTGAGGCTGATTTGCTTGATGATGACTACACGGGTGTTGCAGAAAATGGCAACCGCGTCCGCATGGGCGTTGAAATCAACGAATGGGGCCGTCCAGTTGCTTATCACTTCCTACGCACCCATCCTGGTGATTACCAATTCACAGGTACTGCGGCTGTAGCCAGAAAGCGACAGCGCATTCCGGCTAAAGACGTGATCCATTTGTATTCCATTGAACGCCCCGGCCAGACCCGTGGCGTCACAGGATTTGCCTCAGCAATCATGCGGCTTCGCAACCTCAGCGGTTATGAGGAGGCTGAGATTGTGGCCGCACGGGCGTCTTCAGCAATGATGGCGTTTGTACGTACACCAGACCAAGAACTGTTTGAGGACGGCAAGTTTCAAGATGATTCCGTCCTTGATTTCTCTCCTGGTTCAATTCGTCGCTTGGCACCTGGGGAGGAGATGCAATTTTTCTCACCTAATCGGCCTGACGATGCGTTTACGCCTTTTGTTGCACAGATGCTACGTGCTGTTGCTTCGGGTGTTGGCTGCTCGTACACCCAGATCAGTTCTGATTTCAGTAAGAGCAATTACAGCTCTTCGCGGCTTGAGCTACTGGAGACCAGAACCCATTACAAAACGTTGCAGCAGTATTTGGTTGAAATGCTTTGCGAGCGGGTGTACGAGCGTTGGCTTGAGATGGCCGTCATGGCAGGTGTGTTGAACTTACCTGGCTATGACATGGATCCTGAGCGTTATGAGGAGTCCAAGTGGATCCCACCTGCGTCTCAATTTGTGGACCCACAGAAAGAAGCTGATGCTTACAAGTCATTGATCCGCAATGGAATCATGACTCTTTCGCAAGTCATTGCGTTGCATGGCGGTGATTTTGAAGAGCAGATGCGTCAGCGGGCGCATGAGTTGGCATTGGCCGATGAACTTGGCATTGTTTTAGACAGTGACCCCAGTCAGGTCAGTGGATCTGGCCAGCAACAACCCCAAACAGTAGAGGACACACCCGAACCCGATAATCTAGAAGAAGATGACGTTGAGGAACTAGACTCATGAGCAGGTATTTTCGCCAGCTTGTAAAACAGGCAATGACAGAGCAAATTGTGGCTACAGAAGAAGCAATTATTGAAGAACGCCCGTATCCAAACGAGCACGCTGCTCGGCTTAAGGAGCCTGGACAATACGATTCAATTCGCCGCGTCAATAACGAAGGCGGTCAAGGTGTTGATTTTATTTATGGAATTAAAGATGGCAAATCTGAAATTCAAGCCATTCGATTTGATGCTGATCAATTTTCGCCTGCTGAAGCACGCAAATGGTTAAGTGATCACGATTTTAAAGCCATTAGTTTTGAACCTGCCACTATTGAGCGTGCTGAGGAAGAAGTGCGCCAAATTCAGGGCGAATCGTTCCAGCGTGCGCTGGTGACTGATTTTCGTGCTGCTGGTGAAGACCGCACAATTGAGTTTCCTTTTGCTTCTGAAGCACCAGTCGAACGTTATTTCGGCATGGAAGTGCTGAATATGGACAGCCAGTCCATGGATCTCAGTCGGCTAAACGACGGCGCTCCTCTCTTGTTCCAGCATGATCCTGACAAAATTGTTGGCGTTGTTGAGCGTGCCTACATCAAGGACAAGCGTGGTTATGCCAAGGTCAAAATGGCCAACAATGACCTTGGCCGTGAAATGCAAGGTCTGATTAAAGACGGCATTCTTCGCAATGTCAGCTTTGGCTACAGGATTAACTCAATGGAGACAGACACCAGCACTGATCCAATTACGTATCGCGCTACGTCATATCAACCGTTTGAAATATCGCTGGTGACCGTGCCTGCTGACCAATCAGTAGGCATAGGTCGAACTCTTACTATTAGTGAGAGTTCAACTACGGCCTCAGCCGTGACCAATTCACCTCTCTCGGAGTCAAAACCCGTGGAACCCACCTTCGACATGGAGGCGATCCGCGCTGAGGCCGCACAGGCCAAGGCAAAGGAGCTTTCTGAAATGATTGCCCTGGGCAATCGCACCAACAACAGCGACATGGCCCAAGAATTCATTGCGAATTCTCGTGGTCTTGATGAGCTGCGCACTGCACTTCTTGAAAAAATGAGCACTCCCGCCCAGCCTGTGGATACCACAGTCGCCGATATCGGCCTTTCCCAAGAGGAGACCCGGTCTTTCTCTTTCCTTCGCGCTATTAACTACCTAGCCAACCCTGCTGATCGCTCTGCGCGTGAAGCTGCTGGTTTCGAGATCGAAGCTTCTGAAGCTGCTGCTGCCAAACTTGGTCGCCAAAGCCGTGGCATCACGATCCCCCAGGAAGTGCTTCGCCGCGACTTGACTGTTGGCGCTGCTACTGCTGGCGGTAACGTCGTTGCCACCGAGCTTCATTCTGCTTCTTTCATCGACCTGCTTCGCAACGCTTCCGCCCTTGATCAGGCTGGTGCCACCGTGCTGACTGGCTTGGTTGGCAACGTTGCAATTCCGCGTCAGTCAGGCTCTGGGACTGGCTACTGGGTATCTGAATCGGGTGCCCCTACCGAAAGCCAGCAATCCGTAGACCAGGTCAGCCTGACACCCAGAACGGTTGCTGCTTTCACTGATTACAGCCGCCGTTTGATGCTTCAGTCTTCGATCGACATCGAGAACATGGTTCGCCGTGATCTTGCTGCCGTTCTTGGTTTGAAGATCGACTTGGCTGGTCTTTACGGCACTGGCTCTAACAGTGAGCCTCTTGGTATCAAGCTCACCACTGGTATTAACACCGTAGACTTTGCTGCTGATGCTCCCACTTTTGCGGAAGTGGTTGACATGGAATCTCAAGTGGCAGCGGACAACGCTCTGCTTGGTTCACCTGTCTACCTAATGAACTCTGCAATGCGCGGCAGTTTGAAAACCACCAAGAAGGACGCCGGTTCCGGCATTTTCCTGATGGAAGGCGGTGAGGTCAACGGCTATCGCGGTGTGCTGTCCAACCAAGTGGCTTCTAACGATCTCTGGTTTGGTAATTTTGCAGACATGCTGATTGGTTACTGGTCTGGCCTGGACATCATGGTGGATCCCTACACCAACAGCACCAGCGGCACTGTTCGCGTGGTTGCAATGCAGGATGTGGACGTGGCCATTCGCCACCCTGAATCTTTCTGCCGTGGTAACAACACCCTCTGATCATGAAGATCCGCATCCTTAGGCAAACAATGGCCGATGGTTGCGTGGTTCGTATGGGGGATGTCATTGAGGCATCCCCTGACGACGCCAGACTTCTGATTGGTATTGGTAAGGCTGAACAAGTTACCGAGGCTCCGGTTATAGAGCCAATTAAGCCCACACCTACACCTTCCAAACGGAGGAAACCAAGTGACAATTCTTAACCTCGGGACCAAGACAACCCAACTTGCCCTGTTCCCCACTGCTGTTGGCGCTTCTACCACCACTGGTAGCGCCATCGATCTGACCAACTACGAAGGCGACATGGTCGTTCTTCTTGACGCCGCCGCAGGTGGTGCCAGCATCACTTTTGCTGTGAAGCTGACCCATTCGGACACTTCTGGTGGTTCTTACACCGATGTGACCGGCGGAGCTTTTACCACCACGACTGCCAACACTGCTTCTCGTCAGAAGCTGTATGTAAACGTCACCGACATCAAGCGTTACGTCAAAGTTTCGCTGACTGTTGCTGGTGGTACTGGTACGGGCGCTCTGTCCGTTCAAGGTCTGGCTTCTGCTAAGTACGGCTGATCTTCATGGCGTTGACTGAAGATCTAGGAATGTTCCTTGCTGATTTTGGCGTCACCTGCGTGGCTGGCGCCGTAACAGCAAATGGAATTCTGGATACTCCCAGCCAGGTAATCAGCGATGGGATGGTCTTAACGACTGACTACACGCTGACCGCTAGATCTTCAGATTTTGGTAGTCTCGTTCGCGGTGGTTCAATCATTGTGGGCGGGACTGCTTTTACTGTTCGGGAAACAATGCTGATTGACGACGGAGCTTTTGTTCAAATTGCACTGCAAAAGACATGAGCGCAACATTAAATACAAATAGCCGCGCTGATTGGGCAAGTATTAACCCAGTACTTGCGCAGGGTGAAGCTGGCTATGAATTGGAGTTGGGAAATTTAAAAATCGGAGACGGGCGCAAGGCTTGGAACAGCTTGCCGTATCATGGCTCGCCTGGGCACTGGGGATCGTTTTATGACACAACTTCTCAGACCGCCACTGCAAATACTCCAACCCCAATCAAGTTGCGTTCAACTGATGCCTTAAGCCGGGGCATCCGAATTGAATCCGAATCGCGCATAACGTTTGAGCGGACTGGCATTTACAGCATTATTTATTCAATTCAATTTAGCAGTTCAGATACTTCAATTCATGACGTAGATGTTTGGCTTCGCAAGAATGGCGGCGGCACAAGCGGTAACGTAGAAAATAGCAACACACGCTTTAGTGTTATTTCCAGCCACGGCGGCACTGAAGGCAACATCGTTGGCACAGTAAATTACGTTTTAAAAGTTGATGCCAACGATTATTTAGAATTAATTTGGGCGACAACAAATGTATTAGCATATATTCATGCAGAAGGCGTTCAAACAAGTCCCTTTGCTCATCCAGGCATTCCAGGCATTATCTGCACAGCCACTCAAGTTGCTTCCGCATAATCATGGCCGATACACGCCGCGAATTGATTCTGAGCCGCATCAAGACCAACCTTGACGCGATTACGGGTGCAACAGTTTACCGCAGTCGCGTGGAGCCGCTGTCACGTTCCGAGGTGCCAGCCGTCATTGTCGAGCCGGTCAACGACAGTCCAGTCGGCACCAATTTTTACGACAAGCTTGACTGGACAATGCGGGTTCGCATCACCACCTTTGTTCGGGCCGCCACGCCAGACGACACGTCAGACACGTATTCCCAGCAAGTTCACGCATTGCTGATGGCGGATCAGACGCTAAATGGCTATGCGCTTGATTTATTACCTGACCGTACAGACTTTGCCATGTACGAAGCTGATATTCCTGTTGGTATGATTACGCAAGACTTCTTGGTGCGATACCGCACAAGTCGCATCAACCTTACTTTTGCCTAGCACCATGGCTAAGATTGAGAAGGAAATTCCTAATCCTGGAGTGGGCGGCAGTTACCTGTTTGACCCTAAGACTGGGAAGCTTACACTGATTACAACCACTCCTGCCTTACAGAACAATGGCTCTGACTCGGAAGAAGTTCCTGATCGCCAAGATTGAATCTACCTACGGAACAGATTCTGTACCTGTTGCTGGCACCAATGCCATCCAGGTAACCAATCTTGAAGTGACTCCTATCGAGTCGGACAATGTTCAAGCAGCGTCATACCAAGGTTTTATTGGTAACAGCACCCGTGGCACTTTGGTTGCTAATAAGCGGGTTTCAGTTACCTTTGAAGTTGAGCTAGGCGGATCTGGTACCGCTGGGACAGCTCCCGCATTTGGTCCGCTGCTCCAAGCTTGCGGCATGAGTGAAGTGGTCGTAGCAACTACATCTGTAACGTATGCAGGTGTTAGCGCTAGTTTTTCAAGCGCTTCTTTGTATTGCTTCTACGACGGCACTCGTCACAAAATCACTGGTGCTCGTGGCACGGTGACATTCAACATGACGGCTGGGCAGTTCCCTACCGCCAGTTTCCAGTTCATCGGGATTTACAATGTTCCTGATGGTACAGCTGTGTCTGGCACATTTACGGTTGCCAACCAAGCGGCTGCATTGGAAATCAACGATGCCAACGTCACGACTTGTACGTTCCACGGTGTTACGGCTGTTCGCCTTGAAAGCATTGATCTTGCTTTCAACAACACACTTCTTTACAAGGAAACAGCTTCTAGCCAAGAAGTGCTGATCACTGATCGTGCCCCTGGAGGCACCGCAGTTGTTGAAGCTCCTGTCATTGGCACGACTGACTATTTTGCCAAAGCTGTTGCTTCAGCAACCGCAGCAAGCAGCCTTGTCATCGGTGCCACTCCAGGCAACATCATCACTCTGGGCATCCCTCAGACTGATATCACTGGTTGCACCTACGGCGACACCAACGGAGTTGTTTCATTGTCCATGCCGTACTTGGCACTTCCTACCGTTGCAGGCAATAATGCTGTAAGCCTCGCTTTCACCTAATCCTGCATGGCATTCGTTCTTAAAAAGGTTGCATCGTACAAATGGCCCGTCACGGTGGAAACACCCATTGATGGCGGACGGTTTGAAAAAACCACATTTGATGCAACCTTTCGCAAAATGAGTCGATCAAGTTTTAACGACTTGGTTGACAAGGGTGACGATGCTTTGATTGAAGGCATCATTGAAGGTTGGGAAGGCATTTTTGATGAAGCCGGAAAGGAAATTCCTTTTACGACTAAGTCAAAAAAAGAAATCTGCGACGATCCTTATGTGGTGCGTGCGTTGATCACAGCTTACGCTGACAGCCTCAGCGGCGGTGCTGCAAAAAACTAGAGGCCGCTGCTCAGTATTGGGCCAAGGGCGGCGTTGTAGACGAACGTGAGAGCGACCTGGCTGCGCTGGGCCTCTCTTCCGCTGACATTGCCGCTGCTGAGCTTTCACCGGCTGAGCAGCGTTTTGAAGTATGGGAAGAGAACTGG